TCGATGTCGGCCACACCCAGTTCGGTGTCTGCTACCGCTTGCTCGGCCACCTCTTTCTCGGTCATACCTGCTGTGGTGGCGTCACTGACTGAGATCTTTTCGAGCGTGGTGTTGACACCCTCGAGCAAGGTGTTGGTCTCTTGGATCAACTCGTCAGTTGTGGTACCACCGACCGTTGACCCAGTACCCGTACCCGTACCCGTACCACCCGTCAACCACTTGAGAGCGGCCTTGCCAACATCAAAGGCACCACTGATGGCACCCTTGAGGTCACTAGCAAACTTGTATAACTTGACAAACAACGAGGCACCGAGAGCGACACCGAGAGCNTCACCGATGGCCTTGACCTCTGACGGGTGAGCCTTTGCCCACGNCATCGCGTCGTTGAGCATGTTGGTCAACTTGGGCAACAACACGTTGCCCGCCGACGTTAGAGCGTTCTCGACGGTCGTCGTAAAGTTGGCAACAGCACCTGCTGGTGTCTTGAGCCACTCCTCGAACGCTGACTTGTTTGTACCACCCTTGTTCATGGTCTCAAACAGTTTCTGTAGGTTTGGCAACTGAGTGATCAAGTTGGTAAAGGCGGGTCCTGCGGCACCACCAAACAACTGGGTCATAAACGAGTTGATGCCCTGAGCCTTCATCGTCGATGTGGCGTTCTGCTCCCACGCTTGGTTGATCTGACCCAAGACCGTCAACATGCCCCCGGGCTTACGAGCCTCGGCCGCGAGTGTCGCTTGGTTGATACCGACCGACTGTAACAACTTGGCCTGTGACGACAACTTGCCGTTGTTGCCGTACATCGGTTTGTCGAGTGCTTCGATACCCGTCTTGAGTGCCAACTGTGATCGGGCACCGTTCATGTTCTCGTTTGAGAAACCGGCCAACAACGTGGTCGCCGTCTTGAGGTCGATGTGGTACGCCGCAAACGCCGAGAGAGCCTTACCACTGAGAGCGGTGGTCAAGTCGTCTGCCGTGAGTCGTGATCCCTTGATGGCATCAGTGAAGATGTCCATCGTGTTAGCGACACCAGTGGTGCCAGCCATGTGTACGGCTTGGATACCGATCGCCGCAGACAACGTCGTATTGAGGTCGGCGTTTTGTGTCTTGGCAAACATGGCGGCCGCCCCGACCGCTTGTGTGGCCTCAGACACTGAGTACCCACCCTTGATCAACTGGGTGTACCCACTGAGGATCAACTTGGCCGATGTCGCCGTGTCGGTTGACACTTGTAGTGCCAACGTACCGATCTGCTTGAGTTGACCTTGAGTGACGTTGGTCTGGTCACCGACTGTGTGTAGTGCCTCTTGGAAGTCGTACGACATCTTGATCGCGGCGGTGGCCACACCTGCGGCACCGAGGATCATGAAACCCGCCAACTTGTTGCCGACCGCTTGTAACTTGTCGCCGGTCGTAGCACCCTCGGCTTGGATCTCTTTGAGACCGCCAAGCACCTTGTCTTTCTTAGCCGTGAAGTCTTTGATCGAGGCGAGGATCTCGATGATCACTGGTGGCAGAAACGAATCCATGACTAACCTTTCAAAGCCTTACGCCACTCGCTCTGATACATGTCGATCACGTCGTTGCGTGACTTGTCAAAGCCGGGACTGAGATAAGGGAACGCTCGTGTTGTTTGTTGACCTCGACCCTTGCCGGTGCCCTTGTACCCGAGTTCGACACGTCGACCGTAGATCATCGTGGGGCCGACTTTGGCAGACCACGTACCAAACGACACCCGCTTCTGATCCGACACGGTGATCGAGTTACGTAGGTTGCCCGTACGTTGAGTCGGTCGAGGTGGGGTCGGTGGGGCACTGGTCTCACCACGAAACTCTTTGCGAGCGTAACGCTGAANNATCAGTCCCGCTTGGGTAGCGATCTTTTCGGCGGCCGCATCAAGACGCATGGTCATCGACTCGATCGAGTCTGCCAACTTGGCGACATCTCTGACATCTGCCTTGATGCTAACCACGTTCGACACCTTTCACCGTTGCGTCTATGCTAACCAACCAGTCAATGACCTCGCTTGGTTCGTCGAGGTACTGCTCGTGTGTCACACCAAACCGTGATCGAAAGGCGTACTCACGAAACATCATCGTCATCTCAGGATCGAGGTCGACATCACGACCCTCGAGTCGTGCCTTGAGACGGGTCAGTTGGCGGTAGGCACTTTTGGGTCGGTGACCCCGTCNGGTGTGAAGTCGGGTGCCNTNTTGAACTCCTCGGCACAAGCAACGGCCAACGCTTGAAACACGTTGCTCGGCATGTCTTGTACGGTCGTCTCGTTTGGTAGGTCACCCATCGACCACGACTTGACCATGTTGAGGATCAACACAGACTGATAGGCGTTGACGTTGTTGATGTCGTCGTCACTCAAGTCGTTCCAGATCGCCCACGTCGACGGGTCGTCCTCACGAAAGCCCTTTGAGGTCATCGACACGACGGTGGCACCAGCGACCATAAACGATCGACTGATGGCACGTACCTGACGTTCACTCAGTTCTGATCGTGAGGCGATGATCGCTGACTGGTCGTTGGGCAGGTTGACTGCTGGCATGGTTATCCCCTTAGTTGGTTTGGTTAGTACGCGGCTGACGTACCGTTGACCACCGTAGCGGCGATCGGTGAGTACGTCGAGGCAGACCCACCGTCAGTGGCGTTGGCGTTGGCGGTGAACTCGACCTCGAGTTCGACGTATTCCTTGCCACGTGTGCGCTTGACGTTCTGGTACTGGGTCTGAGTCATCGTAAAGCCGACCTGATACGCACCTGCTGGTGAGTTGGGGTCGACCAACGTGATCACGGTGGCGAGTGGGTCACGGGTCAAACCGTAACCAGATGATCCGGTTGAGAACGGGTCGGNGGTTGTAGCGACGACCAACGTCATCTTGCCCGAGACCTCGAGGGGACCAGCGAAGTTGACGTACGGTGCCTGAGTACCGTTCATCGTAAAGATCGACTGAGTCTTACGCTCGATCTTGATCTCACCCGACGATACGTTGGTAAAGGCCGTACCACCGATGGTCACCGTTGTGTCCCACGCTGGGATCGGGTGGAGTGTGGTGTTTGAGTACGACGTAAACGGGGTCGCTGGTGTCGTGGCCGACGTGTATGGGTTGCCGATGAACTTGGTCGTGGCCTCGGCCGCAACCTCGGCACCAAACGAGAAAGTCATCGAGTCGGCCTGTGCGCCGTTGATCGTAAACGAGTTAGCACCGTCAAAGTCCATGAGGGTATACGACGCTGGCTGTGATCCGCTCGAGGCGGCGTTGAGCAACTTGAGGGCGTGTGAGTAGTTAGAACCCGAGGTCGTCGAGGTGTCTGATCCGAGCAGTGACTGTAACAAGACACCGATCGAGTCGGCGTAGACGTACGACTTGAACTCGACATCGTCGGCTCGAGTCGCGGCCACTTGGTCGTACACCATGACTGGTGATCCACGTAGAGCCTCGTCGCGCAGAAACTTCTGCTTGGGCGTGACCTGTGGGGTCATGACGGGGATCCAAACGGCGGTCGACCCTACTGTGCCTCGAGTCGCTTCTTTCGAGAGACCGAGATACGAGTTGGCTGTGAGAAAGGCCTGTGCCATGTCTTGTCCTTAGTTGGTAGTGGTTGGGTCGGTGGCGGGCGTTGCGGGCGTCTGAGGGGCAACTGGGGGCGTCTGAGGGGCAACCGTAGGTGTTGGCGTCGACGTAGTGGCGACCCATCGACCATCGGCAGGGTCGGCGTCGAGGGTGTAGGTCTCACCGGGAGTGGCGATCAGTGCCTCACCGTTGACGGTCGTGTATGGGTAGACCCGTACTTCTGAGTCGGTGTACGTGAACTGTGGCATGGTGACTCCTACGCGGTGAGGATCTCGACGACCGAGACCCGTACGCTTGAGAATACCTGAGTCGTCGAGCCCGCGCCATTCAGCGTTCGTGGGTAGTACGACGTGACCTCGAGGTCTGCCGATCCGGGTAAGACACCCTCGCCCCACTGAAAGACCACACTCGGGTTGCCAGCGTTACGATCCGCTCGTATGGCCGAGAGCAGTGAGTCGAGAAACGTCTCGTTGTCGGCACCCACGTCCTCGGTCTTACGCTTGGTCGACCGAAAGAAACAGTCGAGGTGAAACACGTACTCGACGACCTTCTGACCGCCGTGAGCCCCACCGAGAGCGATGCGGTGTTCTGTCTCTCGCTCGATGTAGAGATACACGATCGCACCAGACTGGACACCGGGATCCTCACCCTCGTAGAACTCCATCTCGGGTGTGAACTTGGCGGGGAAGGGTTTGACCGTCGACAAGTACGTGACGTTGGCCGACTCGAGGTACGAGGCGATGGCGATCGTACGGTGGTACGACTCACGACCGAGACCAGACGACACGGAACGGGTGGAGTAGGTCATAGGCCAGCAGAAAGTCCTCCATCGAGTTCTGAGCCTTTGGTGTCGTGGCCACAGGCTCACCCGTCTCACTGATCACGATGCCACCCTGACCACGTTGCTTGACCAGACCGATGACAAAGTGGATCACCGCTTGTTTGACATCGGCGGGTAGGGCAGACACGTTGACACCAGTACCGTGAGTAAACAGGACTGGGTTGGCAAGGGTCAANGTGTTGCCCGAGATCGACGACACGGTGACGTACTCATCGTTGACACCGTCCCAGANAAACAAGTTCTGCCCAGCGATCACACCAGTGGTGTCGTTGAGGGTGATGGTCGTTGATCCTGCCGTGACCTGACTCGAGGTNAACGAGTTGGCGTAACCGTTGATGTACGTCCACTGACAGAACAACTCTTTGTCGGGTGCCCAGTACCCACCACTGATCGTCAGGGGACCCGAGATCAGACCGATCGACGAGGTGTAGGTCATGATGAACTGCTCACGCTCGATCGAGCAGGTGTCGGCGGTGACCTCGATGTCCCACAGACCGTTACCGGGACCGTACCCAGACTTGAAGTCGGTGACCGCGATGATCGGGGTGAAGTGTGGGTTGACCACGATCTGACCAAGACGGTTTGGTCGGTACCGACCGTTCTCGGTGTTGCTGGTCGCGTTGAGGGTGCCGTACTGACCCATCGTGTATCGGTCGGCCATCGCTGACGCCCTGACGATCAACTCATACAGGGCTCGGTTCTGTACGGCCGCCGATCCGTTTTCGATGAGGTTTGAGAAGTCGATAGCGGCGGCACTGGCCGACGACAAGACCTCTTGGACTGACACGTATGGCTCGACCCGACCTGACTGCTGAGTCCACGATGCTGTTGCGGTCATACGACAAGACGCCTCTCACTGGGTGCTTGCCTCAAGGGTAGCACCAGTGAGAGACGCCTCGACTGGTCTGGGTGTTGTNTGGTTAGGCCTNGATCTGTACCTTTCGCTGACGCTTGGCCTTGATCGGGGTGACACGGTGTGGGTAGAACGACCGCATCGAGGTGTGACCACTGGTGCCGCCGTGTACGTTGACCGCGATGATCTCACCGTTGAGTTCGTGTGCCGANACAAACGTCCACGACCCACGCTCACCCGAGACCTTGAGCGGGTCACCCTTGACCAGACCGTTCCACTCGTCGACCTTGATCCATGAGTGNCCACTGGTCGGCTTGGTGCCGACGACTGGTGTCGNGGTCGAGGGTGGGGTGATGACNGGCNTACTCATCACNCACCTGCCTTCGAGGTCTTGTTGACCGTCCACGCTACGGGGGCGGTGGGGAAGCAAACCGAGCAGAGAACCGACCCATGCTTAGCAACGGCGTCAGCCTCGGTCAGACCGCTCAACTCGGGCAACCAAGCAAACGAGGTCATCGACCCGTTCTTGTTACACGACGAGCAACTCATCGACGAGTGGATGTGGCCACCGGGGACGAGGAAGAAACGTGACCAACCTTCGTACTGGTTGTCAGCCTCAGCAAAGGCCTGACGTGCTGACTCGAGGTCGGCGTATGCCTTACGTGCGCGATCGACCCACTCGTTGGCTTTGGTGAGGTTGCGTGGGCTCATCGACAACTCACGACGTGCCAAGAACTTGACACACTCGTTGAAGTCGGACGACTTCCATGCGCCGACTGCGTGACGTACGTACACCATCACGTTCTTGATACGAGCCTGTGCGCTCGTCACCTTTTCGTAAGTCTCAGCGATCTTGGTGTCGATCTCAACTGCCTTGGTAACTGCTTCCATCTCACTACTCACTTTCATCGAGGTACTGTGCTTCGCTCGATGACTAAATACTAATGACCGTCAAACGGTCATGTCAAGTATCTTGT